GCAGTTGGGAAATTGGGTGCCGCTGTTGGCAAGCTAGCGGCAGCATTTGGCCTAATACAAGCAGCAAAGTTTGTCTTTGTAAAAACTGCTGAACTGGAAAGTCAAGCCCGCAGCTTGCAGGTATTGGCCGGCAGCGCCGAAAGGGCTCAGCAAATTATTAAAGAGCTGCAACAGCTTGGTGCAGTCACGCCATTTACAAGCACCGAGCTGATTGATTCAGCTAAACGCTTGCAAGCCTTTGGCGTCCAGGCGGACAAGCTTGTAGAAACAACCCGCCGCCTTGCTGACGCATCAGGCGCAACGGGTGCTGAGCTAAGTGGGCTTGTCACCGCCTACGGCCAAGTTCAAGCTAAAGGCAGGTTGCAAGGCGAAGAGCTGCTGCAGTTTCAAGAGCGTGGTATCGCACTGCAGGAAGAACTTCGCAAGATGTATGGGATGACAGGCGAAGAGTTCCAGAAAGCCTTAAGTAAAGGTCAAATTAGCGCAGAAGCCGTAGAGGTTGCCCTTGTCCGTCTTACAGATGCCGGCGGTAAATATGCTAATGGCGCAATTGCCCAAAGTGATACGCTAAACGGACGGTTTAGCACATTGATAGATGGCATTGAAAGCCTTGCAAGAAGCATTGGCACAGCGCTGTCGCCAGCAATTAAGGCGGTATTAAATGAAGCTATTTTTGCGATCAATACAATTAACCAATTGTTAGCCACTGGCGCCAGGGCTAAGTCGTTTGGGTTAGATCAAGGAGCCCGCAAACAGATATTAAATCAAGCTCTTGAAGAGGCGCAGGATATTGTTGGGCGGACATCGCAAACAGGACGAAGAATTACTAATCCGTTTGAGCGCGGAAGGTTAATACAAGAAATTGCAGCTCAACGCGAACGCGACTTGATCGAAGCCTATGGCATTCGTACAGGGCAAGTCAAACCGCAAGTCACAGCACCGCAAGGATCAACAGCTCTACCACCACTCGGCACAGGCACAAGCGGCACAGGCACAGGCACAGGCCGCACTGGCGGCGCAAAGCAAGAACGAGAAAGCCAGCTTGCCGATATCCTTGCGGCGAATGGTTTGTTTCGTTCGCAAGAAGCTATAAAGGAACGCATAGCAGTAGCAGAGATTGACGGCAATAAGGCCGAAGTTGCACGACTGCAGCACGTTGACCGTAGTGTGCAGCTACTTCATGAGGCTGCCGAAATACAACGCAGCGGTGTTCCTCTAAATGATAAGCAGGCGCTACTAGATGGTGTCCGAGATAAACTTGCTGCTAGCACCAATCAGTATGAACGCGAAATTGCTACAGAAAAGATAGCTCAAACAAAAGCCGCAACAGAGCAGTTACAGCAGATGCAGGATGAGCAGGATTTGCTGAAAGCTAAACTTGCTGGCAATGAAGCTGAGGTAATGCTGAATCAACAAATTCGTGATCTAAAAAAAGAGTTCCCTAGTTTAGATGAAGCAGCCATAAGAGCAACCCTGAAAAGAACAGAAGCACTAAAGAAACAAGTTGAAGTAGCAGAGCAGATGAAACAGGTTTATGCCGACATCGGCATGTCGATCAAGGATGGTGTCGTCGGCGCTATCCAAGGTGCGATTGATGGCACCAAGAGTTTGCAGGAAGTAGCGAGCAACTTGCTACAAGATATCGCCAACAAGCTGTTGGATGTGGCTGTCAATATGGCATTGTTTGGAGCACCATCGGGCATTGGCACTGGCGGTGGTTTGCTTGGTTTTCTTTCCAACGCTAAAGGCAATGTTTACGCACAATCAGGAATCCAGCCATTTGCCAGGGGTGGCATCGTTAACAGCCCAACGCTGTTTCCATTTGCCAAGGGGATTGGCCTCATGGGCGAAGCTGGACCCGAGGCGATCATGCCGCTCAAGCGTGGTCCCAGCGGTCAATTAGGCGTCAGCAATTTTGGCGGCGGTGACGTAAACGTGGTTGTCAATGTCGATGCCAAGGGCAGCAGCGTGGAAGGCGATCAATCACAAGCCAAGGCGCTTGGTAATGTCATCAGTGCCGCAGTAAAATCAGAACTGGTCAGGCAGAAGCGTCCTGGAGGCTTGCTCGCATAATGACTACTTTTCCTGACTACGAACCCCTTTTTGGTGCCAGCAAAAGCAGTGCCCCCGTTGTTCGCAACGTCCAGTTTGGTGACGGTTACTCGCAGCGTCTTGTATTTGGCCTTAATCAAGACCCCAAGGAATGGACGCTTGAATGGAACGTAACGGAGGAAGTATCAGACGAAATCGAAACCTTCCTTGAAGCCCGTGGTGGCGCCGAATCATTTGACTGGACGCCACCGGATACCGCTACTAGCTACAAGTGGATTTGCAGCCAATGGCAAAAGTCAATCGACCAGCCATTCCGCGCTGTCATTCGGGCTACGTTTAAGCAGGTCTTTGAACCCTAATGGCATACAGCGCGTGGTTAGCCAGTAACCCGTACACCGTAGGGCAGATTGCTCGCGCCACTACGATTCAAGTCAGTGGCTTGGTGTTCCGCTGCTCTGTTGCTGGCACCAGTGCTGCCACTGAACCAGCTTGGCCTACAGATATTGGCAGCACCATTACTGATGGGACTGTCACATGGGCTGCAATTAGCAGCGTCTACGAAGAGCTATCTGTACTGGCACCCAATGCAATTATCGAGCTGTTTCAGCTAGAGCTAGATAGCACACTTCATGGCACCAGTGATACCTATTACTTCCACGCTGGGGTCAATGCAAATGTAACAGGCAATATTACATGGAATGGTGAAGAGTATGTGCGTCTGCCAGTTCAAGCCGAAGGTTTTGAATATGCCAACGGCGGAACACTGCCTAGGCCAACCTTGACTGTTTCCAACCTCGGCGGTGAGATTAGTGCCTTGCTGCTGCTGGCTAATGACGTTACGCCGGGCAACGATTTAGGTGGCGCAAAAGTCACCCGCATCCGCACGTTGAAAAAGTTCCTTGATGGTGAGCCTAGTGCTGACATCCACGCCAAGTTTCCAGATGAGATCTGGTATGTGGACCGCAAGTCCGCCGAGACGCGGGATGTCGTGCAATGGGAATTGGCAAGCAAATTTGACCTGGCGGGAATGATGATACCTAAGCGGCAACTCATCGCCAACGTATGCCAGTGGCAGTATCGCTCTGCTGAATGCAGCTACACCGGCAGCAGTTACTTTAATGCCGCCGATCAATCAGTCGACACCTTGGCCGCTGATGTATGCGGCAAGCGGCTTAGCAGTTGCAAGTTGCGGTTTGGCGCCAAGTCTGAACTGCCGTTCGGCTCATTCCCCGGGGTAGGACTGACGCAATGAAGTTAAGCGCTGAGCTACGAAATCAAATCATGGCGCACGCCAAGGATTCTGATCCTAAGGAGATGTGCGGGCTGATTCATGTAATGAAAGGCCGCAAGCGGTTTTATGCCTGCACCAATATCGCTACAACGCCTGATGAGCACTTCATCCTTGATCCAGCGGACTACGCAGCTGCCGAAGACCAAGGCGAAATCGTTGCTGTAGTTCATAGCCACCCAACAAGCCGCCCGGAGCCGTCAGTTGCCGACCGAATCAGCTGCAATAACACCGGGCTCCCGTGGATCATCGTCAATCCTAAAACCGAGGAATGGGGCTACTGCGAGCCATCAAAGTTCGAGCTGCCGTATGTCGGACGCGATTTTGTGTTTGGCGTGGTCGATTGCTACAGCCTGTGCCGCGACTGGTACAAGGGCGAGTTCGCCTTGGAGCTGGATGACTTTCCACGGCACGACCTCTTCTGGGAGCGCGGCGAAAATCTCTACCTAGACAACTACAAATCGCAAGGATTCCGCCAAGTGCCGTTCGAGGAGTTGCAATACGGCGATATGATCTTGATGCAACTTGGAGCGGACTTGCCCAATCACGCCGCCATTTACCTTAACGACCAGCAGATCCTGCATCATGTTCAGGGGCGTTTGTCGAGTCGAGACGTGTATGGCGGTTATTATGTGAAGAGCACTGCCATGGTCCTACGGCATGAAAGTCGTTAAGGTCTACGGCGCTCTCCGCAAAAAGCTGGGACAATGCCGCTTCCAATTTGACGTTGACACACCAGCCCAAGCACTGAAGGCATTATGTGTCAACTTCCCTGGCCTTGAAAAATGGCTGATGGACCGCGAAACGGACGGCATAAGCTTTCGCGCTACGGTTGGCCGCGACAAGATCACGCAAGAATCCCCCGAGGGCTTGGTGCTGCCGTGGTCTGAGCGCGAAGTTTTCAGCATCACACCCGTCATCGTAGGCGCCGGTCGAGGTGTCGGGCAAGTGCTGGCCGGTATTGGCTTTATTGCATTGGCGATTGTTGCCGGCCCTGCTGCCGGTGGTTTTCTCGGCCTAGGCGCCGGCTTAGGTGGTGCGGGCACGGGCCTTGTCACGGGTGCGGTCGCTAGCTCCATCGGCTTCTTTGGTCTCAGCTTGTTGGTCGGCGGGGTAGCGCAAATGATTTCCCCGCAGCCAAACCTAGGCGGCCTACGCGAAGCAGCACGCCTAGAGAGCTTCACCTTTTCCGGCATTGTGAACACGTCGAAACAGGGATTACCAGTGCCGGTGGCTTATGGTCGCCTTTTTGTTGGCTCTGCTGTTATCAGCAGCGGCCTTGACGTGAATCAAATCGAATGACATCCCCATTAATCCAAGGTGCAGGCGGAGGTGCAGGCGGCGGCGGCAAAGGCGGCGGCGGCGGCGGCGGTTCGCAACGCGCCCCAATCGAAGCCGATGATTCACTGCAATCAGTGCAGTACGCCAGCGTGCTGGACCTAATTTCTGAGGGCGAAATCCAAGGGCTGGACGATGGTCTGAAGAGCATTTATCTCGACGGCACACCAATTCAAGGCCCCAGCGGTAGCAATAACTTCACCGGCTACACAACTGCTTTCCGATCTGGTACACAGGCGCAGTCGCACATCCCCAGTACCAAGGGCATTGAATCTGAAAATATCGTCAATGTTGAGGCGACAAAAGCTACGCCTGTTGTTCGGACAATCACTGACACTGACGTAGATCGCGTTCGCGTAACGATTCAACTTCCTGCGCTGCAAATCATCGAAGATGACGGTGACATCATTGGCCACTCTGTCCGCATTCGTATCCAAGTGCAGTACAACGGTGGCGGCTATACAACCATTTTTGATAAAAAGATCAGCGGCAAAACCACTAACAGCTATCAACGCGACTACATGCTCACACTGACGGGTGCATTCCCGGTTGATATTAGGCTGGTGCGTGTATCTGAAGATGAAGTTAGCGCTAAGCGTCAAAACCGTACCTTCTGGTTCAGCTACACCGAAATTTTTAACGAAAAGTTGCGTTACCCAAACAGCGCATTGTCGTTCTTGCGTTTTGATGCGCGGCAGTTTGGTGGCATCCCAAGTCGCAAGTATCTGATTCGTGGCATAAAGGTACAACTGCCTTCTAACGCTACGGTTGATACCACTACTTATCTTGGCCGCGTCACCTACGCAGGCGTCTGGGATGGCACATTTGGTGCCGCGACATGGTGCGCTGATCCTGCGTGGTGTCTTTATGACTTAATGACCAACACGCGCTACGGCGCTAGTATTCCGGCTGCAACGCTGGACAAATACGACTTCTTTGCAATCAGTCAATACTGCAACGCGCTAGTCGGCAACGGTTTTGGCGGTCAAGAGCCACGGTTCCAATGCCACATGCTGCTAAGCAGCCGCGACGAAATCTACAACGTCATCTCTGAGTTTGTCTCGCTGTTCCGTGGCATCACCTACTACGGCGCTGGCTCCATGGTGGTGATGCAGGATAGACCAACCGACGCGCAATATCTGCTGGGGCCAAGCAACGTTATTGACGGCAACTTCATCTATAGCGGCAGCTCACAAAAAGCGCGTCATAGCACTGCGACTGTTGCTTATCAAAGCTACGAAACGCTTGGGGAGGTGGAGTTCGAGTATGTCGAAGACCAGTCTGCGGTTGCCAAGTACGGCGTTATCAATAAAGAAATCAAAGCGATGGGCTGCTATAGCCGTGGCCAAGCGCATCGCCTTGGCAAGTGGGCATTGCTGTCAGAGCAAAACCTGACAGAAACCGTCACCTTTGCAGTGAGCATTGAATCAAGCATCATCCTTCGACCTGGCATGGTGATCGACATTGCCGATCCAGTTAAGTCGGGCAGTAGGCGGTCGGGCCGGATCAGCTCTGCTACCACCGCTGCAATAACGGTTGACTCTGCTGTCGGCCTGCCCACCACCACGGCAAATTCTCCAACCATCAGCGTGCTGCTGCCTACTGGTTTGGTCGAAACTCGCGATATCAGCAGCATTGCCGGCAGCGTTTACACAGTTGGCGCTGCGTTCAGCGAAGCCCCCAACGCGGGTAGTGTTTTCTTGGTGCAGACGACTGACATCCAATCAAATCAATTTCGTGTTATCTCTGTCACCGAAGGCGAAGGTGGTGTTTACAGCGTTACAGCATTGGCCTACAACTCCAGCATCTACGAGGCAATCGAATCTGATATTACGCTTGAGTTCCGCGACATCAGCAATCTATCAGAGCTGCCTGATCCGCCGTCAAGCATTACTGCATCAGAGCATTTATATCAAGACGGCCAAAGCGTTTTGACTGCTGTTGAGCTGAGCTGGATCAGCCCGGAACAACGTGTCGCAGGTTTTCGCGTTGAATACCGACTCGATGACGATAACTGGTTAGAGATCAATACAAACAACCCATCCGCACGTTTAACTGGCTTGCGGTCTGGAGAGTTGTATGTGCAAATCCGTAGCGTCAATGCTCTGAACAAGATCAGCAGTGCTGCCATCGCGCAGTTCACCTTGGTAGGCAAGACTGCACCGCCAGGCAACGTTCAGAACCTGACGATTGAGACAATCAGCGCCAACAGCGCACGACTGCGTTGGAATCAAACCGTTGACCTAGATGTTAAAGTCGGTGGCCGCGTACACATCCGTCACACTAGCTTGACCGACGGGAGCGGCACTTGGAGCAGTTCCGTTGATCTCATTGAAGCCATATCAGGCGCATCAACCGAGGCCGTTGTGCCATTGGTTGAAGGCGAAATCCTGGTAAAGTTTGAAGATGAAGGCGGGCGCCAGTCAGCAGCAGAAACCAGCGTCGTCGTGGATTTTCCAGATGCACTGGGGCAGTTTCTGGTTCAAGCACGCCGCGAAGATGCCGATGCACCGCCGTATCAAGGAAACAAAACAGACGTTTTTTATAGCGCCGACCTAGACGGCCTAACGCTTGACGGCACTGCCTTATTTGATTCCATTGCTGACGTAGATCTTATATCGTCCTTTGACTATATGGGCGATATAGTAGCCAGTGGCGAATATGAATTTCTAAATACGCTTGACCTTGAAAATGTTTACGCTTTAGATTTGCAAAGGTATTTTGTGACTAATGGGTTTTATCCTAACGGTGCCATCGATAGCTTGCTTGAACTGATTGATCTATGGGACGACTTTGATGGCGGCCTCGTTGACCAGGTAAACGCTAAATTGTATCTGAGGCATACAGACGACGACCCGAGCGGCTCGCCTACCTACACGGGATGGCAAGAGTTTGTAAACGGCACATTTAAAGGTCGTGCCTTTCAGTTCAAGGCTGAGCTGCAATCTTTTAATAGTTCGCAGAACATTGTCGTTGACGAGCTGGGTTATCAGGCAACCTTCCAGCGGCGGCAAGAGCAAAGTGTTGGGCCAGTGGCTAGTGGCGCTGGCACTGCAACCATAACTTACAGTTATCCATTCTTCGCTGGCACCGCAACGCTTGGCGGCTTAAACAGCGCCAGGCCATCGGTTGCCATTGTGGCGCAAGACATGAATAGCGGTGATTACTTCCGCGTCACCAACAGCACAGGACCTAGCTTCCAGGTCACGTTTTTTGATAGCAGCAACACACCTGTGAGCAGGAATTTCCTGTGGACTGCGGTAGGATACGGTAAAAGAGCGTAAGACCAGATGGCACAACACGATTACGTCATAGCCAACGGCACTGGCGCAGCCGTGAGGAGTGATCTAAACGGTGTTCTTGGTGCAATCGTCAGCAATAACAGCGGCGCGACAGAGCCCGCAACCATGTATGCCTACCAGTGGTGGGCGGACACGACGACTGGACTGCTGAAGATCCGCAACGCAGCCAATAATGCTTGGGTGACAGTTGGCACGCTAGCAAGCGCCAACCTTGGGCTGCTGAGTCTTGCAGGTGGCACGCTCACTGGTGCGCTGCTGGCAGATGACAGTGGCAATGCTGTATTGCCCGCCATTGCATTTGACGGCGACCCTGATACTGGCATTTTTAGGGCCGGCGCAAATCAGTTTGGCATCGCCACCAATGGCGTTGAGCGCGTGGAGTTTGGCACCAGCGAAGTGGTGTTCAACGATGGTGGCGCCGACGTTGACTTCAGGATCGAGGGTGATGCAAACGCAAACCTGCTATTTGTTGACGCTTCTACGGATCGATTGGGCATAGGCACGAGTTCGCCGGGGACACTGCTCGAAGTAGCTGGGGTGGTTACTGGACAGAGTTTCATCCCCACCAGCAGCAGCGTCCCCACCAACGGCGTTTATCTACCTGCCGCAAACACCGTGGGTGTATCGACTGATGGGGGTGAACGGCTGAGAGTCACATCAACCGGCCAAGTGCGCCTTGCCGGTGCTGGTATCACCTTTAACGGTGATACGGCAACAGCAAATGAGCTGGATGATTACGAAGAGGGGACGTGGACTGTTGAGTTTTACGATGCTACAACCGGAGGAAATCAATCTTCAACAACCGGCACCGGTTATTACACCAAAATAGGCAATCAAGTTACGGCTTTATTTGTAGTAGGCAACATCAGCACAACTGGAATGACATCGGGCAACACTATCCGATTTACCCTGCCATTTACTACTTTTGCTTCCGCTGCTGCGCGTGGTACGGCGTTCACGGATACCATTACATTCTCAACAGGCAGAACTTATGCTGTAGCACAACTGAGTACAAGTAGTTCAAGAGGCACCATAGTGCAATTGGGAAGCAATGTGACCGACGCCACTACGACAGTCGGCAATTTAACTTCTGGATCTGCTGACATAGCCGTAAACATTACATATTTTGTTTAACGCCTCTGGCGCAATCCAGTAAAACTACGGCTTAAACCCGTTATGTCTGGAGGACATTCCTAATGGCTAACTTCACTGAACGCCACGAACACAAGATTGAGATTATTCCGCCTTTTTCCATTTTGCAGTGTCGCCGTGCCAACATTATCGAAAAGGATGGCGTCGAGGTGGGCCGCACCTACCACCGCCACGTCTGTGTGCCTGGCGACGACATGACCAACGAGTGCGAAGAGATGCAGGCGATTGCCACTGCGATCTGGACGCCCGAAGTTATTGCGGCCTATCAAGCCAGCGTGACAGAATCTGCTAAATAGGACAGTGTTAAATGGCTGTTAAGTCAAAGACCGCACTAGGTCGCGTCGAACACAAGCCCGGCAACCCCAAACTCACCCGCCAAGGACAAGGCAAACGCAGCAAACCTAGTCATGGGCGCAAGAAACTACGCGGCCAAGGTCGCTAAGATAGCTATGTAGTTACTGCTGCCATGATTGAAGTCATCGCCGCCGTGGCCGGCGCTTCCATTTCAGTGGCTGCAATGGGCGCCATGGGGTTTAGCCGCCGCAATGATGAGGCACGTGATGCCGTCATCCGACTGACCTCAGCCGTGGAGCACATCGCTACCCAACTCGAAGTGATGCACGTTGACATTAAGGAAACCAACCGCGAAACGTTTCAACGGCTTGGATTGGTTGAGCATCGTGTGACTAAACTAGAAGCACACCCGCGCCCCTAACCGTGGATTTCCTGTCTCACCCTGCATTTTGGATTTGCGTTGCTGCTGCATCTGAGTTGATCGGCATGTCCAGACTCAAAGACAACAGCATCATTCAATTGGTGTTTCATATCCTGAACCTGCTTAAAGCAAAAAAGCGCTAGAGGTCGGCTGGCGGCAGTGGTGGTTTGAACTGACGCTGCCGCTCAAAATCGACCAAG